AGCTAAAGCATTTGAAACACTTATCAAAAGGGTACTATGAATAAATACGAGATTATCTACAAGCATTTTGATATGCACCCAGACTATCGAGGATACCAAGTGAAGTGGGCAAATGATAAAGCTCAAGCAATCAAATACATTTGTCCTACTAAACCAAGTAAAGATGGATACGGCACAACCAAGAAGGGAGCTAAAATTCAAATACTAGAAGTAAATGAAATACCTACCTCAGAATAAGCTCGGAGATTGGAGGGAAAAGAACAAACCAAAAAAGTGCCCACTTGTTGAGTACAAAACCTCAAATTGGGTGGTAGATCACAATCACACCAGTGGCTTTGTAAGGGGCGTTGTATCCTCAGAAGGTAACGTACTACTAGGAAGAATAGAAAACGCCTTTAAGAGGCTTTCTCGTGACGCTAAGAAGGCTTCTCTGCCCACTATCCTACGTAATATGGCTTCGTACCTTGAACAAGAGGACACTCACATCATTCACCCAGAGGGTTTCCGCCAACTGTACAAAAGATTTTATTCACTCAGTAAGGATTTACAGCTTGACATCCTCTTAAAATTTGGCACAAACAGAGACGACATCTCGAAATGTTCCAACGCAAAAGAGAGAACAGATTTATACAAAAAAATACTGAAAGGAAAATATGACTAAAAATATCAGACAAAAACTCCAAGGGATTCAATCATCCCTTAAGGCTCCTAAGGGGCAAACTAATAAGTTCGGCGGATATAAATACAGATCAGCCGAAGATATACTAGAAGCAGTCAAACCATTACTCGCCGAATGGCAGTGCGTTTTGACAGTCCAAGATGAAGTTGTTGAGATCGGCGGACGTGTATACGTAAAAGCTACGGCTCGCATCTCTGATACTGAACACGATAACTCAGTTGAGACTACCGCTTTTGCTCGTGAAGCAGAAGTAAAGAAAGGTATGGACGATGCACAGATTACTGGCTCCGCTAGTTCTTACGCTCGTAAGTACGCTCTCAATGGATTACTATGTATCGATGATACAAAAGATCCGGACGCTACTAATGATCACGGCAAATCCCAACCGAAAGCCGTTGCTAAATCTAAGACACCAACAAAGGCAGTTCAAAAGACAGATGCCTTTGATGGACTAATGTAATTTTATAATATATAATTATGAGTAAATACGATAATACGAACAAGGGTGCATTATTCAAAAATGATAAAGAAAACGAACGTCAACCAGACTTTCGTGGCACTGTAAACGTTGATGGCACTGACTATCAATTAGCCGCTTGGGTAAAGACAAGCGATAAAGTAGGTAAATACTTCTCCTTATCTGTATCTGAAGCCCAAAAGCAGACTAAGAAAGAAGCAGTAGCAGCTGAAGAAGATCCCTTCTAATGTCTGATACTTTACCGGATTCTGGAGCTAGGACCGCCTTCGATACGGGGGCGGTTCGAGACTCTATGAAGGGCAAAGGTATGCCTAGTATGATACCCACTTGTGCAATTATGGCTATGGCTAAACGCTTCGAGGACGGAGCTACTAAGTACGGAGCTGATAATTGGAGGAAGGGTATTCCTACCTCAAGATACTGCGATGCGGCGTACAGACATCTTATGCAATGCAGAGACAATGATACTACTGAAGATCACTTCGGAGCAGTGCTTTGGAATATGTCTTGTTGGCTATGGACACTTAAAGCCATCGAGGACAACAAGTTACCACCAGAATTAAATGATATACAAAACTAAAAATGGACTTTAATGATATGATAGTACTCTATGACTAATAAACTTCTCAACAATCTATATGACGGAGTTGACCTAGCTTTGCACCTACAAAGAGAGGCAACTGAAAACAAAATCGAAATCGAAAAAAAGAATCACCTCAGATATTTAGGACAGTGTCTGAGCATAATGAAAGAACAAATAGATGATGGAAGAAAACGAATTAAAGATACCGAAGAATGTGGATGCCGAGGAGAGAGTCCTTGCGAAGTGCCTAGCGGATGACACTTCTGACTTCTTCGATAGCATCGCACACAAGATAAATGCAGATGACTTTTATCTTTACAGACATAACTTAGTTTTTCAAAGTGTCAGTTCACTCGCCAAGAAAGGCGAACCCTTAAACGAAATCTCATTAGTAGAGGAGCTTAAACGTTCCTCTACCTTTGAGGACGTTGACGGGATGACAATGATTGAAACTTTATTGAACAAGCACACCACTACTTTAGATGCTCAGAACTGTGCCAATGTAGTAAAGGAGAAATCAAACCTTCGGAAGATGATAAGAACTTTTAAGGTTGCTCTTGAGAAAGCCGAGGACGAATCAGATAGTACTGATAGTATTCGTGCAGATGTAGAGGGCAACCTTCTGGACTTAGAGACTAGTACTGGTTTTGATATGACTATCAATTCTGCTATTGACGAACTTCAGATGGAGTTCGAGCAGCAGTTATCCGGCGAATGGAAAGAGGACGTAATCAAGACTCACCTTCCGCACCTTGACGACAAGTTAGGGAACGGAGGGATTGGAGCTGGAGAGGTTGTGGTTATCTCTGCTCCTACTTCTTGCGGTAAATCCCAGTTAGCTATAAATATTGTAGCTAGATCAGCCTATAAAGATGGCATAGGATGCGGCGTATTTAGCCTAGAGATGCCTAGGAAGCAAGTTCTTAAACGTATCCTCACTTGTAAATCCGGGGCGAACCTACGGCAAATTAAGGACAAAGTAATTGCTGATGACAAGATGAAAAAGATTAGGGAAGGATGCGATAGCCTAAAGGATATGCCCATCTATACAGTGCACAGCATAAAGAACATTGGAGAGCTTTGCTCGCACGCTAGAACTATGGTACGCAGATACGGCGTAAAACTTTTAGTGATTGATTATCTACAACTTATTCCTTTCAGCACAAGTAATCAAAGTAAGAACGATGCTATAGCTAACATCTCTCATACTATCAAGCAACTAGCTCTTGAGTTAGAGGTAGGAGTTCTACTCCTTTCTCAAGTAAATAGAGAGGGAGCTCGCCGAGAAGGTGGTCTAGCTATCTACGACCTTAAGGATTCTGGTGATATTGAAAACGATGCGGATGTAATCATTCTTATGTGGGCAGAAAATGATGACGTAGAAGCATCGAAAAGACTTGACGGATTAGGATCATATATCAGTATGAAGTACAACGTAGCGAAGAACAGAGAAGGAGAGAGAGACGTGAAAGGTAAGTTCAAGTTCTACACTAATAAAGGTCTGTTTATATAATACTTTGATGTAGGTAGTCCGCCTATTAAGACGGCGGTGGGTTAATCATATTCCCTTTCGCCGCCTACATCTTTAATTTATGAAGAATAAAGAAAGAGCAGTCGCAAGAGGACTCGAAAAACTCTACCCCGAACTAGGTACTCTGCAAGAACCGGAAGACCAGTTCAGTCCATTCGATTTTGAGTGCGACAAATACATTATCGAAGTGAAGTGCAGATCTCAAGCTTGGGATCCGTGGTTCATAGAAGCTATTAAATACAACTCCAATATGGAGATAGCAAAAAATCTCAAAAAGGATTTTATTTTCTTGACGGAAGTAAACAAAACTGTTTATCTTTACAACATCAGCAAATTAACTAGAAAGGATTATGATTTTAAATGGACTACGAAACTATTACCGAACTCCACAGAGTTCACCAAACAAGGGAAGTCGGAGAAACCAATAGGGTACCTCTCGGCAAAGGACGCAACTATTTTACATTTATGAGATTACATATATTCAAGGTGCCCGAAATCTATATCATTCCTTCTATCTTCGTAGAAGTGGACGGACTCAAAGGGGACAGAATAATTTGGCTATCAGTAGGGTTCTTGAACTTTACACTAAGCCTACAAATAACTAAAAGATAATGAGTGAAAATACAGAAAGACTACAAACCAGAATTGATATGATCCGTATGGAGTCACGTCAAATATCTTACCGCATAGAAGCTCTTGAAGAACGCCGAAAGGAGTTACAAGATCAGAAGAAGCACCTCAAAGAATTACTTTCTAATATGTCTTAGTTCTGTATTAGGTTTATAAGTTAACTGTTATCTACTAGCCCTCACCGTTTTATTTGTTTTCCGGTGGGGGCTTTTTTATCTGCCAAAGAATTGTTTGAATGACTCTGTGTCTCTCATCACCTCAAGAACTCTCGGTGTCATTACACCTTTTTCAATTTGGTCTTGTATATATAGCTGTACTTGAGACGAAGGTAAGGTATTTATTTTTTCCTTAAAGTACTCGGCTCTCTTAGCTACTGTTAAATTCTTTGCTTGTCTATCTATAGAAGTTAATCCTTTTGCTTTTTCATCTAACTTAGTTTGTACTCTTCGTCGAACCGCATCATTTACATCTGGTCTAGATAGTTGCTCTATAAGAACAAACTGCTTATCAAATTGAGATGCTTCATTATATCTTCTTAGTATTTGAGAAGCTATTCTACTTGCTTTAGCTGATTCTGTATTTTCTTGTTTCTCTAAGTTCTCTATAATGGATCTGTCACCAGTTCTTTTCTCGAATACATCAGTGAAAGTTCTACCGTAAAATCTTCTAAGGATTGGTACATCTCCTCGATTTATTTTTTCGTTTTTGTACATTTTAGAAGTTAGATCCAACAATCTTTTTACTGTTTGACCGGGACCTCCAGTATAAGTCTGATATAAGTACAATAGATTCTCTGGAGATACTTCGTATCCCATATCTTTTAATTGATCAGCCATTGACATAGCTAACTCGCCGCCTTGAGTATCGGCAGTCCAAGGAAATATCTGTTCAGTTGCACTAATGTTTTTGGTTTCCAACCAAGTAGGTCTGATGTCTCTACCTAATCCATCTTTATTCTGAGCTAACTCAGTCATAGGTCTTAGGATAGTCGGAACTGGAGAGCCTCCCATAGGATTATACGAATCTATCATCGCTTGACCAAAACTAGCAGCAACCTCTTTAACGTTATCAAGTTCTCCATCTTGCCTAGCAATACGTTGAGTTAAATCCGCAGCCATCTTAAATGGAACCATAGAGTAACCAATAGGAATAGAAAGATAATCTAATGAACCATCTTCATTCTTTCCTCTTACGATAGTTAAGTGCTTATCAAGTTTCCACTTTGGAATCTTTTGACGATAGTCCTCATCTATCATTGAGTTATACTTATCTAAAGCTGTAGTAACAGCTATCAATCCACCACCGACAGTAGCCGCAACCTTTGGATTCTTCATACTTCTCAAGAAGTTTTTGGCACCTTGAATAGCTGGATTAGAGAATAAGTATATTGCTTTTAGTGCATCTCCTTCTCTACCCTTTAATTTAGGATCGAAAGAACTGTTACGAGCAGCAAATGCAGCTTGATCTCTAGTCATACCAGAAGCTAATCCATTTCTATACGTAGCAAATCGAGTAGAATCCTCAACAATTTCATTGATGTTATTAATCAAATCATTCAAAGCTTTTACTTTAGTCTTAGTGGGTGCATTGAGCTTCTTAGATAATTCATCCATTCTTTTCTCAATGTCTTTAACTGTGTCCAATCCTAGTCCACCAGTACTACCTCCGTCTTGTTTAAATTGCTTGTACAAAGAATCCAACTGCTGTTGTCTTGGACTATCAGCCTTTCCTCCGAATAGATTTCGGCGGATAACTCTCATATCTTCAATGGGATTAAGAGTCTTGAGTGCTTGTAGTCCCTTCATCTTAGCTAGATTATTTACAAGAGCTTCAGAACGGTCACGGAACAAATTAGGTATAACGAACTCCGGCGATAATCTAGTGTACATACCGCCAAGGAATCTATTCATTCCGTACAAACCTTTAAGAATTGAGTTCAACTCTCTCTTATCTGAACCCTTGAATGTTCTAGCTAATGTAGGATCATCGAACTCAACAAATAATCTTTTGCCGTCTTCAAAAACTGTAAGTACATTTCTGTCAGCTCTTTCGTAGATAGGAACCTTTTGTGATTTAGGTTTCTTTCCTAATGATCTAGCTAACTGAGCTTCTTCGGACATATCTTTTATTACTTGAGTTCCTACAATCTTAGGCTCTCGTACTTTTATTCCTAAGTTTTTAGCAGTATCTGTATTGGATCTAAGTAACTTAACAAAAGCTAGATTAGCTTTATTAACTTCAGCTCGGCGAACTGCACCACCTAGATTATCTACGATATTCTGTGCTATATCTGATACTTCTCTCTCTGAACCAAATGCTCTACGTACACCGCTTTGTAGTGTTTCGTATCTAGTAGAACTAGAGGTTAAAATCTTTTGAGTATTGGCTACATCATCAGTATCCATTATGCGATTCAATGGCACGTAGTCCGGAAACTCTTTACGCAATCTATCCGCTTCTTTCTTTGATATTAATCCACCTTCTTCAAGAGTATCTAATATTTCCCTAGAAAGTTTCTTTCTGTTATCAATAGAGTTCTTTAGTGTTTTATCTAATCCACTATCTTCAAATTTACTAATGATAGATTTAGCTTCTTTAGTAGATATGCCAGCGGCTCCATCTCCGCCGAACTTCAAACGGTTAGCCTTATTGTAAGCAACTGCGTGTTTAGCGTACAAATAATCATTGATGCCTTTTGATAACTCAGATGTAGTTTTCCCTATTTCATCTGATTTATTTAATAAAAATGCAGCATCTAAATTTATTTCGTCTTCTACTCTTTGAAGTTTTGAATCAATCTTTCCTTCAGCTAATCTTCTTTGTAGGTAGTAATCCATTTCATCTGAAGTAACCTTCAGTTTACCACCTTTAGTTTTTAGCTGACCACCAGCAGATATATCTTGCAATAACTTAGCTCTAATAAATTCATCATCGTACTTCTCTCTGATATTGATTCCAATATCTTGGTATCTTTTAGCTACTTCATCAGAGAACTCTTTTGATGTTTTCTCTACTCCATCTACAATTATCTTAGCATCTGGATCACCTCGGCGAAATGCTTCAGTCAGATTACGAGTGGGCATACCGGCAAACTTAGTATACGCTTTTTCAAATGCTTTTCCAGTGAGTCCTAATCCTCCACCGAGAACAGCTCCGGTTATACCAGCTTTTGTTAAATCTTCTAAAGTAGGAAGTTCTTCTTTATTTACAATAGCTTCTACTACTTGAGCTCCACCAGAGATACCAGCACCGATTGCTGCTTGAGAAGCTATACCTTTTACTACGGATTTACCAACTCCGACTCCCGGTATAAGATTTATCAAAGCATCTGCTACCATTTGACCTTGGTCTAACTCAGCATTTGGATCTATTATATTTTGGCGTATCCTAGAACCCATAGCACCACCACCTAATGCACCTACAACGTATCCAATGCCAGCTCCGATAGCTGTACCTACTCCGGGGGCAAAAGCTGTACCTATAGCTGCTCCAGTAGCTGCACCACCTAGTCTAGCTGTTTCTGATATAGCAATATCTGTAACAAATCCAGCACCTATTTTAGCCAAAGAAGGTTCTTCCTCTTCTCTTTTTTTTCTCAAGTAATCTAAGTCTAAAGTCGGACCTCCAGTAGGCTGACTTGTTTGACTCTTATATTGCCTTAAATATTCTAAATCTAATGCCATTGCTACCTTTCAATAAAACCAAGTGCTTTTAAAGTTGGTACAAGTATATTTTCTTGAATACTTGGACCTAATTTTCTAAGTTGTTCACTTCCTAAAGTTGGTTCAATTGGTGCGTCCGGTGAAAATTGTGTTTTAAATTGTGTGCTTTCTGGTCTATTTAATAAATTTAATAAGAATGCTATTGTATCAACTGGAAGACCAGCTACATTACTTGGTAATTCAGATACCTCTTGAGTTACTACATCTCCAACTGTTTGCTCTGTTGGAACCTCTGATACCACTTGTTCCGTAGGTGTAGGAGTAGGTGTAACCAACTCTTCAGTTCGTGCGGCTTTAAGTGATTCCAAGTAAGAAGGTATAGCATCTGCTGGCATTCCTAATAACTCTAATGCTGTTGCATTTTGAGGATTATCTGGATTCTGTTTGATTGCTTCTAATTGTTCTGCTAATTTTTTGTTTCCAGCTCCAGTAATTCTAGTTTCAAATCCCTCTATATCAAATGGCAAAACTTCTGGCTCTGGAGGAAGAGGTAAACCTAACTCTTCAGCTATATCTTTTCTTTGTTCTTGTGGGAACTGAGATAAATAGTAAGCACCTTGAGCTATTCTTTGATCTTCAGCTTTTTTTCTAGCAACTTGTGCATCAATTAGACTGCTTTGTAAATCTTTGTTTCCAGCTGCGGCTGTATAAAACTCTTTGCTCATTCCGGGAACAAGCTCTTCTAAAGCAGCGATAGTCATTTTCTTCTGCTTCTTTTCTTCTTGCTTATCGGTAAAATCCTTGACAGCTTCATTAATGCTACCAGCTAAGTTTACAGCAGCTTGTTGCTCCAAAGCCCCAGCTTGAATCGCGGGGCTTATATCAAGTTGAGATAGTCTAATTGGTGATGATCCTCTAAGCATAATTATGGAAATGTATATCCTCCGAATGGTAATTTTTGTGGAATTTGACCTCCAAAAGGACTGATGTTACTAAATGAATCTAATTGACCTTGTATTTGTCCGGCTTGATTTAATAAGTTTTGACCATAAGAGCCAATTTGAGCTCCAGAAATCATAGATGTAGGTTGTCCGAAGTTCATATTACCTAAAGTACTTCCGATTGAACCAAACATATTGCCTAGTATCTGTCCACTTGCCGCAGTTCCTTGAGCTTTTGCTAGTCCTTCTCCTAAGATAGCTTGTGCTTTTCTCAAGTCCTCGGCGGAACCTATGTTGTAAGCTTGTCCGGGGTCTGTTACTTGTGGTCCAAGTCCAGCTTCTAAGAACTGACGTTCTTCTATAGAAGGTGCACCAAACATAAATTTAAATGGATCAACAGCGGCTTGACTAGCTGATTGTAAAGCTCTTTGACGTGCTCTACCAGCTTGTTCTTCAAATGCTGTCTTAGCGGCAGTTCTTCCTAGAACAGCTTGTGCGATAGCTCCTTGACCTCTTCCTCGACCTTGGCGTACTGCTAGACTCAAAGCATCTTGTTCAGCTGTCCTTGCTCTTTCACCAGACAATGGAGCCGCAGCTTCTTGTGTTAATCTTTCAGCTTCGGCTAAATCTAAACCGGCTAACTGTGCCATTCTTGGATCCTCTAAGGTTGACCTAATGTCTGCACCGTATTGACCTAATAAACCTAACTGACGTAGCTTAGATTCTTCTTGGATGTCACGCACTCCTCGTGCTCTTTGTTCGGCTAACTCTTGAAACTGAGGAATAAGTTCCGCTTCTCTACTTAAAATAGTAGACATTGCCGGATCTCCGTAAATACCAGTGTCTCCGTACTGCTGTGTAAATATCTCAGAAGGATCTCTAAATTGTCCGTAAGCGGATTTAATTGCAGCCGCTCTTTGACGAGCTGCTTTTTTAGCCTTTCTACTTCCGAAGATACCACCTAAAATATTACTTCCTATTGCTATTGCTGTTCCGGGGTCTATGCACTTAACAGCTCCTATCTTTACGAAGTAATTAAAGATAAGATTATCTAAAGGTCTAAAAAATTCTATTAAAAAGTTTTTCATATTAAGCTGTTCTTTTCCACATATATACTACTATGTACGGTTGTAAATTTGTATGAGCTGATGATGCGTTTGTCCCACCAGTTGTGCCAGTTTGACCTAAATCACTAGCTCTACTATTTCCGGGTTCTGCACCACTACTACCATCAAAACTACCACCAAGTAAAGTATGACTATGAGAAGGTAATCCAGATTGTGCCGCAGTAAGAGTGACTTCTTTTACACCACCAGTTTCTTCTGCTGCATCAAAGTCTGGATCACTAGAATCAATACCTACTAGTACTCTACCAGCACCAAAAGCCGTCCAAGTACCAAAACCTAATAATGTTCCGGGATTTGTTCCGTCCGTAGCATTTGTATAAATAGAACCAATCGGATAGATAGTATCTAGAAATGATTGTGCAATCTCGGTTGTAGTAATAGCATTAGGAGCGATTGTAATAGCACCGCCAGATAAAGTAGTCTTAGTGTTGTCTACAGCAGCTGAACTAAATACAGCAGCATCAAGCATTTGATTCAACTTACCAGCTGTAAGTTGTTCACCGTTTGCGAAAGTTTTTCCTTTTGTTATTACTGACATAATTTAAGATACTAGGGATACATTGAAATATGTTCTTGTTCCGTTAATTACTGTAGAATTACCAGCTATATCCATCAATTTTACTTCTAAATAATCACTAGCAGATAATAATGCAGTATGACATATGTTAATATGAACTGTGCTTGTGTTTATAGAATTATAATCACCGTGGACTCTAGCAATCTCACTGCCATTTTTAAAAATAGCTATACCAAAGTCTCCATTATCAGTTTCTAAAGTAGT